TAATGAGTTTTTTCATCTGCAAAAGACGTTGTTTTGCTTCTTTAGAGTAAGACTCTAAATCATCATTATCAATTTCTTCTACAATATCTCTAGGCAAAGGAGTAGCGTGGGCACGATCTTCCTCTGGTGTGTCATCAACAATTTCAATTTCTACTTCTGTTTTGCTTTCTGGTGTTGAATCATCATCAGACAAGAAAGAAAAATCATTTTTATCATAATCAGCCATGTTATTTCTCCTTAAGCACGAGTAATTCCACGAGGATCTTCAACGACAGCCTCGACAGAATCATCATTAATTAATCGGAACTCACGACCATGTATTTTTAATCGTGTGCCAGTGTTTGGTCTGGCTAGAATAAAGTCACCTTCCTTGCACCAAGGGCCATTTGGAAAGCGTTTTTCATCTTTATAGCAGTCTGGACCCATTGCGATGACAAAAAATACAGTAGAAAGCACTTCTTCTGTTCTCATTGTTTCTTCAGTTTTAAGCAACTTAAATCCGCTTTCTGTTGCAACTTCCTTATCAATTTCTGGAATACCAACAAGAAGACGATAGCCTTGTGGCATTGGGAGTTGTCTTGCTTTTTCTTCTGCTGTTTGAGGCAGAGTTGTTACTTTACTTACATCATCGGGGTTTGAGCCGATCAAGATTTCAGTCATCAAAGTTCTCCAAGTTTTTTTTAAGGTCGGTAATGTACATCCGTACAGACAAAAGACCTGTAATCTGTCCACACGTTTTTTGGTATTCAGCAAAGTCTTTGGCTTCGCCTGTACCCAAAGACTCTTCGAGCCTTCGAACTTTCTCATCTATTTGTTTGAGTAGATGGTCTAGTATTTTTTCTTTCATTTAATTTCCTTTTTTGAAGGTTGTCTGTTTTGTTGTTGGGTTTTTGCTAAATCAGCCAGTATTTTTAACTTCTGTGATTCGCTTTGCTGGTTCATTTGTGCTTTTGCACTTCCAATTTGGTGACCTAAACGCATCCCCTCAAGCTCTTGTTTGGCTTGTAAGTTGGCTTTATCAGAAGCAGTCTTAGCTCCTACTTGCATACCAGCAATTTCTTTTTGAGCTGCAATACGAAGCTTTTCAATTTCAAGCTGGTCAGCCTTACCTGCTGCATCCATGGTAAGTTTTTTCTGTTTCAAATCAATCTCTTGTGCTTTAAGTTGTAATTCTTTCATTTGCATTTGAATGATTGGATCTTGTGCAGCTTGTTGGGCTTGTTGGGCAGCCACCGCAGTTTGATTTTGTTGCAACAGATTTTGAGCAGCTGGTACAGCCAGACGAGCAATTTGCATTTCTTGATCTGGCGTAATTTGCATATCAGGATCATCATCATCAGAATAAGGAATGTTAATCCCCATGGCTTGTTGCATTTGTCTCATGTATTCAAGGCCAACGTGCTCTGTGATATGAGCTTGCATTGCTTGGATCATCATAGGAGCCTGTGGATTTTGCCCAATGATTTGTTTCATCTTAGGGTCATTCATGGCAGCCATGTGAATGGCTATGTGAGCTTGGTGGTCTTGACCAATGAAAGCTTTAAGCGGTTTGTTTTTCAAAGCGTTTACGTTTTCAGTCACAGGATCAGTTGGCTTCATATCTTCAGGAAGTGGGACTAACTTCTCTAAATTCTTAATGCCAATCACTTCCAGCATCTGGCGATGTAGGTAAGGCAGGTTATAAAGCTGTGGTGCTGTTTGTGATAGCTGTAGGGCAGCCTGATACTGAACAACCTTTTGGCTCATGGTCGCTGCATTAGGGTCTGATACTGGGATAATATTAACCATATCATAGTCAGATTTACGAGCAGTACGATTGCCAGTTATTGGCTCATAGCTGTAATCTTCTGGGGCGTAGTCAGCAATAATCTTTTTAAGTAGCTTAAATTCTTGCTTCATTGAGTAATGGATACGAGCTTGGATAGCACTCATTACTTTTAATGTACGCTCTAAAATAGCCAGTGTTGTACCTACTGGGGCTTGGCTAGACATATCGCTGGCTTTTAAATCGCCAGATGAGGCAAATCTACGGCCTTCTTCTACGATTTGATTGAGCAGAGTCATTAATGTTTGGCTTGGCTCTTTGTATGGTAACGGCATAATGTTGTCACGCATTGCACCGCTTGGCACATCTACGTCACGGAACTCGCCTGGAGCAATAGGTGTATCATCGCCTTTAACACGAAGGCCACGAGTTTTAAAACCGCCAGGTAAGTTAGATAAAGAACCAGCATCTACTAGTTGACGTAGGATGGAAGTCCCTGACTTAGCAAAGGCACCAATGAGATGGATAAGACCAAAGTTATAGAAACCAAAGCCAGGTATGTAGCCATAATGAACAAAGTGCTGGCGTTTTTGGTATGTTTTGTCATCTGGTTCCCAGTTTCTACGGATAGCTAAGATTTGGCTGTTTGTTTTTTCAATAGTCACAACATATGGCAAAGCAATGCCAGTTGGTTCACCATCTTTATCGGTATGCTCAAATCCTTCTAAGTCCAAGTGAACGTGCATTTCCAAGATTTTAAATCGATCATCCGTGCTGGCTCTGAATCCAAGCTTCTCTGCAATCTTCTTTTCAATCTCATCAAGGCTATTATCTGGCGAGCCTAAATCAAGTTCACGGTAAAAACCGTCATACATAATACGTTTAAGTTCGTTTTCAGATTTACGCATTACATGGGTAATACGTTCTGCTTTTTGTAAACTCTCAGCACCATACGGCACCACAATATCTTCAGCTGGAATATACATTGATACTTGGCGATTTAATGATGTATCAACATAAACCTTTTTAAAACCGTTGCCTGACAACCCCACGCCCCATAACATACGTTCATGTTCTGGTCTGAACTCTTGCATCACATCTACAAGTTCATGGTTCATGTCTTCTACAACACGGTCACAAGCATCTTTCTTTTCTTGGGTTTCTTTGCCAACAATCTCACCCTTGACAGGGCCAGCTGCTGGGAATGTTTCCATAATAGTTTCTGATTGAAACTTAATGACTGCCTCAGCCAGTACAGGGTGATATACACCACAAGCACCTTCCCATGGCTCGCTACGCTCTTCAATCTTAAGACCTAATAGCTCTAGGCCATCTACATAGGTCTGAATCCAGTCTCTGCGAGAATCAATATCTGATTGAAAATCTTCTAACAGCTCAGAAGCAATTTGAAGTAAAATAGACTCTGGTAAGTATTCCGCAAGGTTGGCATCAAAGTCTTCTTCTTGCTGCCCCCCCATTTGTATTTCGAGATCACCAACTTTTATATCGACTTCTTCAGGGTCAACAATTTCGATTTCAACATCTGGTGAATCCTCCAATGCTGGCAACCCCAATGGGGCTTGGTACATGGCTTTATCTATTGACATACTTGTCTACTTTCTTCATAAGATTGTTTACCTTCTTTATCTGCCCAATCATCACCTACAAACTTTGGTTCTACGTTATTCAACCACTTTTGTATGGATAAAAAACATCCACCACGTTGACCAAATAAACCGCCATGAAACGATGATGGAGGCACTCTAATAAAACTTCCTAAATGCTTTTGTTCATACCATACGTCATCACACATAAAATTAATATCACCACTTAAAAAAACTTCAAATGAATCAACATTAGGATGTATATGTGCTGCAATTTCTGAATTAGGTCTTACATTAAATAACTCTACTTGATATGGAGCTTGTCTATACAAAACTACGCCATGTGTTTCTGCAACATGACTAAGTGCCATATCCATTGGCGTGTTTATTACCCTATTTGATAACCACCAGTCTTTAAAATTTTCTAAGTCATCAAACATTAGTAATAACCTTTTTTACGCCTGAACTCTACTGGCTCATCTGGTTCGTCACTCGGCAAATTAACGAAGCCACCTCTTCTAAATCTCAATAAAGCCTGGGTTGTTGAGTCCACCAAGTCATCGTGATCTGAATTAGGAAATGCAGCCAGTTCTTCTACGACTTCCTCAGCCCACCTTTTTCTTGGTGCCCAGATTTTACCACTTGCAAATAAATCTGAAACACTATTGACACGGGATATTTTATCGTTTCCACGGGTCGGTGTAAATTCTTGCACAGGAATACCCATTCTACGCAGCTCAAATATCAATGGAGCACCAGAAGCTTTTGCTTCCACAATGAATGAATCAGGCTCCCAGTCCTTATACATACTGTACGCACGTTCTTTTAGCTCTGGAAACTCCATCCGTTCCTTAAAAGCATCTAATAAAATAATATTTGGGTCATCTTCATCCTCATTCAGATAAAAAATTCCCCATG